CCCATTTTGAATATTTTAAATATCTAACCTATTAAGGTGTTGGCTGTGTACTAAGAAGCTCGATAACTTTCTCTGGTAAAGGTAAGTATGCTTCCTTCTCAGCAGTTCCATAAAGAGCATCTTCCAATGCCTTCAAACCTGCCTCTGTAGCCTTTGTTGAATCAATAACAATGTTTGCAGTTGGCTTGTCAAATCCTGGTACATTAACAGGAACTGTTCCAACTTCCCATGAGAATGTGATAGCTTCTGGCGAATCGTTTACAGTCTTGTAAGCTCTCTGCGAAGGCTTAGCTGTAGCGCCATAGATAAGATGAATCTTATAACCATGAGCAGCACCATCCTCATCATTTCCTACTGTAGTAACATATGAAAGACCAAATGGCTTTCTTGCCTGCTGTCCAATTACAGCACCCTGAGCGATTGTAGCAGATCCGTCACAAGCCTCAAACTCTTCTGGATATGTGTATGCTTCAATTGTAGCTCCGAACTCTTCGGCTGAGTAAAGTGATAAATACTTAATATCATCAGCCCAAAGCTTAGTCTCCTCTGCTCCTGATGGAGACTCAGAAACTCCTGTAAGACCGTTCCATACATAACCCTGAGGATATGCACCATCAACTAATGGATAAAGAACACCCTTCTTAACGCCAGTTTCGTAACGTCTTTCCCCAGACTTATCCCAAACTAACTTCATTATTAGTCCTCCTTGTTTAATAGTAAATTCTGTATACAAAATGATACATGTTTGCGGACACAAAAGATCTAGTGAACTTACAATAATCTAGTTCAGCTACTCTCGAACTTATTTCACTGTCAGGATCTTTATCGATGACAGTTACATTGTATTGCATCATCCTATTGTATATCTTATCGTCTGCTCGTTTAACATCGTCCGCTGGAGCAGAATATACAATACATGGATACTTTAATTTTAATGTTTCTGGTGGATTAAAATACACATTTCTAGATCCTAAAGCTTCGACAAGTATTTCATGAAATGATGTTCTATCACGCATTGTAAATACCTCCGACGTTTATTAGTAATCTAGGATATTGTGTTGGATCCACAGATTCGATCTTCCATTTAGTGCCGCGGACAACGATATAGCGCATATTTTCTATATGTCGAAGTGCATATCGGTCGGACACTATACTAAGATAGTTGGAAATTGTAACATTTTCATTTGTTGTTTCTTGGCTAGCCTGATATCTTATACTAGATCGTTTCAGGTCGCCTCGATATTTTCGCTCGACAATTCCCTCTTCCCAAATACCGGGTCTAATTTCTTGTGTGTCAACGAACCCGATCAAATATTTATTTCTATTTGCCATATCGTTTTCTCCATTTAGCGGCTAAAATCTAAAATAGAAAGCGAATTAACCCTATTTTGAATTAATCCGCCTCCCGATAAAATTATTTAGGCAGCTGGTACTGTCTCAATTACGATTGCAGAGTATGGCTTAACCAAAGCACCTGAGATACGAGTCTCAATCAAGTACTTCTGCTGGTTGTAATCAATGTCGAAGTCATCGAACATATTAAGCTCTCCGCCCTTATCAGCACCTACATTGTAATCATTCATGTTAACGATGATACCCTGAAGTGTATGTGTCTTACCACCAACTTCTCTTGTAAGACCTTCCATTACTGGAACTGTAACGATCTCCTTAACTCTAAGAGCTGTAGCAAGCTCGTTGATAGATGAGTAGATCTTACGTCCTGTAGTATCTTCACGAAGCAGCATGTCTGTAAGAACATCTTCTGTTGTGAAGAATGTAGGATTTCCAGAACCCTTGTAGTTCTTACGTGCCTTTACAGCAGCTCTCTCGATAGCCTTAGCCTTAGCATCCTCTGTAGCATTAGCTGGTAATGAAACAGTCTGAGTAATTGTGTACAACTCATGATCTGTCCAGATTGGACGAATGTTAAGCTCAGAGATCTTATCTTCGTCAGATGCAGCTCTACCGTCTCCGACAAGGATAGCTCTACCGATTTCCTCATTAAGCATGATCTTCATCTCACCCTTAATAAAGTTAACAACGTTGAAATCTGTAATATCTACAATGTCATCTCTATCGAGCTTCTGCTTCTTGTAGATTGTTGTAGGAGAAGTAGCTCTCTTCAAGAGTGGGAATACCTCTTCCTTCTTCAGGTGACCCTTAATGTAACCCTTAGCTCTTGCTTCATCCTCTGTGATGTTAGCAAAGATAGACTTTACTCTAGAGAATGGTGAGTGGTGAGCACCCTGAACAACCTTAGGAACCCAGCTGTCATCTCTCTGAATAAATGATGGGTCATTAAGTAACTTACCATCTTCTGGCTCATATGGGAACAATGTTCCGATATTCTCAATACCATAATCAGCTGCATGCGCAAGTACAGAATCCTTAAGGGAACCGTAGCGCTTTGCATCATCCATAATCTCTTCAATATCTGCGTGTGACAAAGTTGTTGTCATAACACTATCAGTATCAAAAACATTTTCTTTCATTTCGTAGTCTCCTTCATAATCTGAATGTTGAATTTCAGCCTCTTCTAACGCCTGGCCGATAAGCGCATAAACTACATTCTTCTGAGTTTCGTTCAATGTATTAAATACATCTTCAACTGTGGCATCATCGCCAAGTTCTACTTCAGCATGAGCGATAACATCATCACCCTCTTCATCCTCATCGGAATGCTTAGCAGATTTTCCAGCCTTTGCGTCCTGAATTGCTTGCCCAATTATCGCATAAACGACTTTCTTCTGCTTTTCTGTCAATGTGTTAAACACGTCTTCGACAGTCTCTCCTTTTTCATCTTCATCGTCACTGTCAGCATGCATGATGTCGTCATCTAACATATCATCAGCAAGATCGTCGTTGAAGATATCCATTTGTGAATGCATAAAAATCTCTGCCTCCTCACCGTCTTCAGCATCAGAGTGAATCATAACGGTGTCAATACGAGCACCAGGATTCGCTCCTGCCAAAACTAAGCTTACTTCTCGAATAACTCCATGAATGACATTATTGCCATTCTGCTTCAAATGGTTTGCATATATAGATAATGAATCTATATCGCCATGTTTGATAGCACTACGAGCTTTGTCAGCTCCTGGAGAATCATTAAGAGAACAATAAGCGTAAACGCCATCTTCTCTATTTTCAAGCAATGCGTGACCGATTACAGAATCGATAGTGTCATGCTTGTGATTCCACATTAATGCTACAACCTGGCCGTCATTATCGATAAATGCATTATGTCTAATGATTCGACCATCAGAGCAACGGAGATCATTTCGAGTAGCGTAACCACCGAAATCATATTTTGATCCCATTTTGAATGTCCTCCTATGTTACTGGTTAAATAATGATGCTGGCATTTGAGCCATGTTTTCTGCATCATAATTTTCTGTTTCTTCAGTACTTCCCTCAACCTGAGCCATAGGATTGGTCGTTGCATATGCTTGGCCTTCAGCGACGTTTAGATTCTTGTTTCTTAACTCGTCTGCTTTCGGATCGTTGATAGGCTTAAGACCTATAATCTGTCTAACTTCATTAGAAGAAAGGATCTCATTTCTTGTGAACTTGTCAGCGATATCGGCAAGATTATCAACAGGAACAAGTCTGAATGGATCTCTGAAGAACATAATTGATTTTTTCTGAGTTCTAGCTGTCTTTGTTAAGAACGTACGCTTAAACTCATCTACTACTGCTGAGACACATACTTCTATAACTCTATTGTTATAGTTTAGCATGGTTCTTTCGTCAGCAGTACCATCTAATATTGCAGTTGTCATGCCTAATTGACTGTACAACTGATTTGTTAAATATTCGATCTGTGATAACAATTGGTTATCGACCGACCTATTTAGCTGTGTTATATGTTCGGTACCGTCAGTGTATGCGATACCATATTTACCGTTAGCAAGCTGGTTTTCGATTTCTGCTCGACGTTTTTCTGCTTGCTGTTTTCTTGCCTCTGATTTAACAACATACGGCAATTGAATTATCAAGTCTAATTTATTAGCACCTGCTTGTTCGTCTATTTGATCTATGAGCACCAATTTACGTTTTAAACGCTGCAGAGTAGAATTTGGTTCATTCATTACTGCATAAAATGGGTTTTCTATTATTGCGACCTTAGACTTTGGCAATACAACTTCTCTATGGGATGCTGTATTCTCATCATACAATTTAACCCTTACATGCTTTGGATACCACGCTGTAACTTTTCCAGTTCGCATGCTTAGTATATCATACGATGATGTATCTAAAGGGTTTATGTCTGTGTCAGTAGCCACGATTGCAACACACCCTTCATCAAACATAGACATATAAATATCTTGTCTAAATGCTCTTCCAGTCTGATCTATGTTTGCTTCAACTGTCAGACAATTATTCAATCCAGAATCAATAGTCGATACATAGCGATTGTTTTCATCAAGTTGGACATGCTGTATGTCGACTGATGCACAATCCAAAGCCATTCTATTGTATATAGATGTGAGTATTGATCGCTCATTGCCTCTGGTGAATCTAGGCCTGTCCGGTCTAAAGTTAGAACCATATTCGAAGGTATTCGATAGTTCTCGACCGCCATAATAATCAGTAGAGTCTTTATTTAAGAACGCATTCCAAGCATGTGCCAGTCTGTCTGTAAATGCTGGCATAGGTTATTTCTCCCTTATTTTGAATTACCCTTTAGCTTGTGATCTCAGATATCGTTTTCTAATATTAGCGCCTTCTCGGTTTTCTATATTGATCCTTTGATCTTTTCTAGATCCAGTCTTGAATGTCACTCCATATTTTTCGCGCTCTTTGTCTTTCATTTTTCTTATGTCAGAAGGTCTGTAATATCCTGAG